ATTCGCTAACTTTTTAGATATTTTTTTAAAAAGGAGGTTGGAGATGAGCCAACAACATCAAAAATGGATTCAGATTGTTAAAGACAAATTGAATTCAGAAGGAATGACACAAACACATCTTGCCCGAGCTTGTGGAGTAAAGAAACCGACCATTTCAGAATTACTGAAATATGGTAAAGGTAGCGACAGATTGAAAAACCGAGTGTGTGATGTCCTGGGCATCGATGAAAGCTGGGTTGATTTAGGAGAGTAGGAGGGGAAGAAAATGAGACCAAGACGGTATCCGTATAGTTTCAAACCAAATCTGATGAATATTTTAGATAGTCGCTTCTATACACGGCTAATTGTTGAAACAGAGGATGGAGCAAAAAAAATAGCAGAAGTCACACTAGATGATGTAACTTCTGCTACGGGATATGTTGTAAGGCTAAGACCAAATTATGACTAGCCTTTAGGAGGGAATGGGTCTTTACCGTGGGTGTCACGGCTTTGAATTTTCCCATCTTTGCCATGAATGATTAGTTCGGAACCTTGATTTCGTGAAATCTGTCTAGCAATATTTGTAGCTTCACTCTTTGTAGTAGTATGAACAGTTGCTCTTGAATTGCCAGCACCTTTTACGTTCCAACCACCATTTTTGGCAGGGACAACATGCTGATTTTTACCCATGATTAAATCTCCTTTCTATTGAAATTTTGACTAAAACGGTGAGAGGTCTTAGTCAATAATGATTATAACATGAGCAACAGAAAAACACAACATATTGTTAATTAAATATATTTGTTTAACAACATATAGTGTCTGAGGTGTAAAAATGTGGGAAAAATTAAACCGAATAATGCAGGAAAGAAATTTGAATGGTTATCAATTATCTAAGATGTCTGGAGTCAACCGCAGTTTCTTTTCTGATTTGAAAAGTGGAAAGGTGAAATACCTTTCTTGGCCGAACATATGCAAAATTGCTGACGCACTGGAAGTCAGCTTGGATGAATTTAGATAACAAAAAAGCACCTGACGGAAATCAGGCGCATACTTAAATAATTAAAACCATTATATCACAAAAATGCTTGCCCGCATAGTTGAGAGGATGTAAAAAATGGAAGGTATAACATTACAATTACGATTGGACGGTGAGAGTGCTGAATTGTTCACGAATCAATTATTGGCCTTTGCTGAAAAACAGGTCAAGGAGCAGTTAGAGAATGATCGCATGCCAATCAATCAACAAGCTTTGATGAAGAAGTTCGGCTTTACGCATGGATATGTGAAGCAGTTAGAACGCAAAGGATTAAGATTTCGTAAGCAGGGGAAAGATACTATGTACGATGTCAATGATGTTTATGAGATTTTGGAATTAGAAAAACAAGTACGAAAATTAAGAGCGTAAGGAGAACAATATGACAGAACCAACTTTATCAAGCCAATTGCTTGGCTTAGCAGTGATTTTCATTGGGATGTTTATCTTGCTGCTATTAACAGCCAAAAATGAAAAACCGGATGAGCAAAATGTTGTGGTCATCATCGAAGAAACTGAGGATTTCAGAGAAGTCGCACGAAGAAACCTGAGAACATGTGATAGAAAATCAACCTATGACACACAGCCGCCTGTCGGACTGAATTCATCAATCGAGGATGTGCCACAAGTTTTTAGAGCATGCATCGAAGATTATGACAGACTGGCTCAGGACTACCTGGAAGAAGCAGGTAACAATGATTTTCTAAGAAAGCAAAATGCGAATATCTTGGAAGAAAATGGGCGCTTGCTTTATCAGGAAATGACTTTGGATTTCCGTAAGAATCCAAGAAAATGGAGGGCAAAGACATGAGTGTTAGTCGCAGTATGAATGAGTTAGAAATTCGTGTATTAAACATGATTATCAATTGTGCGACCTTCGACTTGCCAATCCAAGCCAGTGAAATTCGTTTAGAAACCGGACTGTCGAAGCGTAAGCTGGAAGAGACTATCGAAAGCTTGCGTGTCAATTTTGGCCACCCTATCGTGGCTAAGAAGATGAAACCAAATGGATATTACTTACCACGAAGTGAGGAGGAGCGACAAGCTGGGCTTGCGCCTTATCGTCGTCAAATCCTTACTGAGCAAAAGAATCTTGCTGCTGTTATGAATATTGACTTGGAAAACTACTGGAGGAAGAGTGTATGAGTGAAGATTTTAGAATACTACCTCATGATCTAGTTGCAGAGCAGTCGGTTCTGGGTGCTGTCTTTATCTCACCGGAAACGATGATATCACTTGCAGACGAATTAACTCCTGACGATTTTTACAAGCCTGCCAACAAGATTGTATTTAAAACTATGTTGTCATTGCTTGAAAAAGGTGAGCCAATAGATGCTACAACTATGGTGTCTGCTCTTACCAATCAAGGTGACATCTCAAATATCGGTGGTATAAACTACGTTGTCGAGTTGGTAAATTCAACACCAACTTCAAAAAATGTGGAGCATTATGCCAAACTGGTTAAAGAAAAGGCTACGCTTCGGAAAGTAATTGCTGAACTGTCGGAATCACTTTCTAGTGCATATCAGGGAGATATTTCTATCAATGAAATCATCGAAAAAACTGAAAAATCAATTCTTGATATCAGCAATCAAAATGCAGGGACAGGATTTCGTAATGTGGCCGATATTCTTGATACACACATGCAGATAGTCGAGACTCGCTCACAGACAGATGGATTCGTGACGGGTCTATCTACTGGCTTTGTCGGATTGGATAAGATTACAACAGGCCTTCATGAAGGGAATCTTATCATCCTTGCTGCTCGTCCTGCTATGGGTAAGACGGCGCTAGCATTGAACATTGCAAAACATGTGACTACGATGGAAAGAAAACCTGCTGTCATTTTCTCGCTTGAAATGGGAGCAGAGGAATTGATTGAGCGCATGGTGGCATCTGAGGGTATGATTCCTGGTTATCATTTGAAGACTGGGAATCTTAGTACCGATGAGTGGAAAAGACTTGTACATGCACAAAACAATCTCTATGATGTGCCTATTTTCGTGGATGATACTGCTGGTATTCGGATTTCAGATATACGGTCAAAGGCTCGAAAGCTTTCTCAAGAAATGGGCGGTCTAGGCATTATCATCATTGACTACTTGCAGTTGATTACTGGTTCAAAGAGGGAGAATCGTCAGCAGATTGTTTCTGAAATTTCAAGGGAATTGAAGATATTAGCAAAGGATTTGAGGGTTCCTGTCATAGCCTTATCGCAGTTGAGTCGGTCGGTTGAGCAGAGACAGGACAAACGCCCAATGCTATCAGATTTGCGAGAATCTGGTTCGATTGAGCAAGATGCAGATATTGTAGCTTTCTTGTATCGTGATGCCTACTATCAGAAGGAACAAGCAGATAGTCAAGAAGCTAACAATGTAACCGAGCTGATCCTGGAAAAGAATCGGCATGGCAGTCTAGGGACAGTGAAGTTGTATTTTCACAAAGAGTACACAAAATTTTCAAGTGTGGAGGGGTAGAGAATGGCTGAGACTTATTTTAAAAATGAAGTTGAAAAGTTTCAATATTTTCAATTGCCTAAATGGCTCTTTAAGGAGCCTTATAAAAAATTATCAAACAACGCAAAAATAATGTACGCTTTGCTTTATAATCGTTTGGATTTATCTTTGGAGTCAAAGTGGCATGATCGAAATGGCAAGGTCTTTATGTATTTTACAACAGCTGAATTTTGCGAAGAGTTGGGTTGTTCTGAGAAGACAGTAACCAAGATTAAAAAGGAGCTTGTAACATCAGGTTTGCTGAAGGAAGAACGTCAAGGATTGACCAAGCCAAATCGCCTTTACATTCTTGGTCCAAAAATTGTCAAGCAAGAACCTCCTGAACTGGAAAAAATACCGCCCAGAACCGTAGAAAATACCTCTCTGGATACGCAAGAAGTACAAACAATAAAGACTGATATTATAAAGACTGATATAGATAATAATAAATTGTTGATTTGTAAGGAAGTTATTTCTTATCTCAATTTGAAAGCTAAGAAGAATTTTAAGGTTGACACTGCTAGTCATCAAAAATTTATCAAGGCAAGGCTAAAAGAGGGTTATGTCCTTGAAGATTTTAAAAAGGTTGTGGACATCATGGTTGCTAAGTGGAAAGGTACAGAGTATGAACAGTATCTTCAACCACAAACGCTCTTCGGCAACAAGATGGACAATTATTTAAATCAACCGATGCCACGAAAAGTTCACTCATTTCAATCAGCAGTTGATGAAAGGCTAGGTTTTTAGATGAAGCAGTTTAAACAATTTAGAACTAGAACAGTTCTGGATGATGTCTGTGAAATCCATGGGTGCCATCTTTGGTCTGTTAAGATTCCTATCAAGGGAAAGGTTGAGGAAATCAGTCAATGTCCTGAGTGTGAGAAAGAGAACATTCGACTCTTTGAAAAGCAGCTGAATATGGAATCCGAGGTCAAGAGTAAGCTTTCGGACACTTATGAGGTCTTTGCTCGCGATAGTATCGTTTCAACTAAGCTGGCCAGCAAGTCACTACATGACTATGAGATTCAGGTTGATATTGATGAAAAGGCTATGAATTTCGTGAAGCGATTAGAACGCTGCTATGCCAAAGGTGAAACTGGCAATGCTATCATCACTGGTCCTTCTGGTGTTGGCAAGAGTCATCTGACTTATGGCTTGGCTCGGTTTCTCAATGAGCAATTTAAGTCTTATGATGAACCTAAAAGCGTGCTTTTTGTATCAGTAGTGACTTTATTTGATAAGATTCGAGAAAGCTTTGAATTTGACAATGGGTATTCAGAAGCTAAGATGGTCAAGCTATTGTCTGAGGTTGATTTCCTTTTCTTGGATGACCTTGGGAAAGAGAGTCGAAAAGCTGATACAAAGCGAAACGAATGGGCACATCAGATATTGTTCAAGATCTTGGATAATCGGACAAATACCATCATCAATACGAATTTGAGCAGTGAAGAGATTAAAGAGCTTTATTCTGATGATTTTGGGAATGGTGCTCTCTCTAGTCGAATTTTTGAAGGAGCAACAGGAAGGTGCTTTGTGTATCCAGCTGGGATGAAGGATAGGAGATACTAATGTTAAATCTCTACTTCGTATATAATGGGCACTGTCAATTTTTTCTTGGGACGTTTAATAACGTTGATGATCTCATTGAACGGATGGAAGACCATCAATGGGCATTCTCGGATATCACTCACCCAAGGTTTCAGAAGCACATCGGCAAACGGACAACACGGTTCGACTATGGTGCTAAGGATTGTTACTATTTAGCGACTTTTTCAGGAGGGAAATAAAATGATTGAATTTATTAAAGAATTTGGAATGGCTATTTTATGGATGTTCTTAGGATATTTAATCGGGGAACGTGCAGCAAGAAAGGAAAAGAAAGATGATCAATAATGTAGTGTTAATTGGGCGCTTAACTCGTGATCCAGAATTACGATACACGCCATCAAATGTTGCAGTTGCGACTTTCAATCTCGCAGTCAATCGGAATTTTAAAGGTACGAATGGAGAGCGAGAGGCTGACTTCATCAATTGCATCATGTGGCGCCAACAAGCTGAAAATTTTGCAAATTGGCTTAAAAAGGGCGCTCTTGTGGGAATCACAGGTCGCATCCAGACTCGTAGTTATGAAAATCAACACGGCCAACGTGTCTATGTGACAGAAGTGGTAGCTGAAAGTTTTCAAACGCTTGAAAAGAAGGATAATACTGCGAATCAGTCAAGCATGGAAAATCAGATGCCACCAAGTTATGGCCAAGGCGAGCCAATGGATATTTCAGATGATGGATTACCGTTTTAGGTGATTTATATGAATGATGACTTAAAGAAGCACCTAATTGAAGGCTATGAGCTAGAGATTGAGAAAGCAGAAGCATACATATTAGAATTAACTGGACCATGTGTTAAATCACTTGCACATTCACGGGCAGAAGAACGTGGATACTGGAAAAAACGAGTGAAGGAATACGAAAGTAAAATCAAGGAGTTAAAGAATGAATAAGAAAGAATTGATTGATAAAATTGAAAGTTTACCAAGTCTCACTAGTATTACTAGCATTAGACCGTATGTTGACAAGAAAATTGTTTTGGGGTTAATCAGTCAGTTAGACGAACCGCAGAAAGTGAAAGTATCTGAAGAAGAAGCGAAATTCCTTGAAACGTTTGATTTTAATTGTGAAAGTGATGTTACAACAGCTTTATACCATGTTTCAAGAGTCGGCTATGGTTATTATTTAAAAGATAACAATGACATAGAATTAAAAGACCTGAGCGAAGGATTTAGGGAACTTGAAAACAGAAAAAGATTAATAAAAGCTATACTTGACGGATACGAGGTCGAGAAAGAGAAGCGGTATTTAGTAAAAATGAACGGTGTTAATGATTATGGTTGCTATCTTAATAAAGGTTTATTATCCAAAGAATATTTTTGGGAATCAAAAGCCGAAATCGGTGGGTGCAGAACCAAGCACACCCGTAAACAATTAGAAAATGACGACTTTGGTTGGGTATTTGATTGCCCAGGAATTGAAATCGAGGAGGTGGAAGGATGAGCCTTACGCTAAATAGCACAATTGGAGCCTTAATTTTGGAAGTCGGAAAAATTATCGTTGAGTCTGGTGGTAAAAGCGATACAGTGATACTAGAGATACCCGAACAAGACATTTACTTAGAGATTGCGTTTAAATCAAAAGAGGAGGTGGAAGAATGAAGCCTAAAAAATATCCGTATTCAGGAGCTATGAAAGCAAAAGAAACAACTAAAGAAGAAAATCAAGAGATGGTGGTCTTTCCAAATATAGCCATCAGAAAAGATTTGCTCAGGAATGTATACACGGTTGTCAAAAATCATGACAATACAACTATCATTTTTATTAGATTTTTTAAACTTTTCGCAGGATATGAGGAACAAAAATTCAAAGTCAATTTGAGTTATGAAGAAACTATAAAAATTTTGAATTTGGAGATAAAGGAATGAAACGATTCTTAATCGGATATGCCTTGCTTACAACTTGCTTGCTATTGATGCAACGTGAAGTACAGAAGCCCTTGCTGGTTTATCATGCTGATAGTAAATACGCTATCACTGGCAAGGTTGAAGCAAAGAAGAAAATTGGAAGTCTATTCACTATCACGGTAAACAGCAACGTGTTCGTGGTGAGTGAAGAAAAATATAAAAACATTGA